CAGCCCCTCAGAAAATTTGGCCAGATCGCGCTGTTCCATGAACACGACACAGTCATCGCCATTGTTGGCTAGCTGCAATCGTATCCCTCGGGCCAGGCCATAGGCGTGAATCATGGACACCATGAGAACACAATTGCCCAAAGAGGTGTTCATGTCGCCGCTCATGCGACCTCCCTTAGTGGTATATTCCAACTCACCATCAGGAGCACGCCCAACACAACGGTTGCGAAGTTGACATCTGAGCATGTTCGCCAACCGTCTGCGATCCTTACCATAAGGAAAACACGACAAATAAATGCCGTGCTCCCACTTAAGCGCAACTTCAGACACATGTTGATCAAATCGCGAGGCATCCAAGCCCACAGCGACAGGACGGTTAAACATATCCCACTTTTCCTTAATCAATCTGGCGCTCTTATAGACATCACAGCCTTTGAGCACCGTCTGGTGCCCAAACAAACCGCCCAAACTATGGAAGATCTTCTCCTCAGCATGTTTGAGGTATCTACCGAGACGCAAGTTGAACAAAGGAGACCTAGGGGAAATGACCCTGGGAACAGGGTCACTTTTAGTTGTTCTGTCCGTCTTCTCACACTTAATAAAGACCGAAACCCTAGCCTCATCCTCAAGAGACCAGTGGGTACACCTCATCTTCTCGAGAGCATCTTGATACCTAGCTTTCTTGCGGCCCGAGTACGTATCTATGAACTGATCATAGGAAACAGGGGCGGTCTTAGGCAGCAAAGGCACAAGCATTCCCCTCGTCTGGCTAAGACGAGACTGAAAAACTAAGGGTTCCGGTAGAGGGGGAGCAACGAACTCCCCCCCTTTCTTGACTGTGAAGACACGTTCTTTCACAGCCCGCTCCAGTGTGGCGAAATCATGATTGAAAGGAACAATGGACACAGGAGGAGCCACCCTCCCGACCCGACAAAGTTTACGACACTTAGTTAGTCCCAATTGAGCTGTAGTCCGCAAACGGTGAGGGGGGACAACTGCCTTGCTAGGAAGGCAACCCTCACCGGACAGCTCAACTGGGCACCCCTATTCAGGAAAATCCGAACGGATCCTAAAGATCCGTCCGAACGCAGACTTGCCATTCAAGCGTGATTCCATGACACTTGACATCATCATCAAACGGCACTTGTGGAAATCCTTTGTAGGTACAAACGACAGAAACAATGCTCGATCAATAGCTAAGTTCTTGTCGCAAACACGGAGATCCTTGAAGGTCTCTTCCAAGTACTTTTGGATCCACTTCCTGGTGACCAACAAATTCGCCTCAGATAAAGGACGCTGGCCAAACTTGTTGTAAGCCACCTTTGCCACAGCAACAGCGAAGCGGGAGCGTCTCCCCTTCGCCAGCTTCTCGACGCGACGCAACCTGCGTGAATCAACGACCTGTTGCTTCCCGGTCTTCTCATCTTTGGTGATCTCTGTCTTAACTTCCTCCAACACATGTGTTTGCAAGTAAACGCTGGGATCCTCATTCGTGGCATCAAACTC